TTATTTGCTCCTGTTCTTTGGTATTGGAGCATATCAATATTAGTTTTACCTACTCCTAAAGTTGCACCTGGTCCTCCTGTATATGAATATAAATTTAAATCATTTGCTCCTGTTGTTCCACCTACAGTTTTATCCATTTTAGGTAAAAAACCTAATAATCTACTTTTAGTTCCCTCTGTCCCATCACCATTTATTATTTGAATATAAGTAGGTAATGTTAATCCATTAGGGTTTGTTTGAACATCATTTGGAGATGCTCCTTGCATTGGGTTGAATGGATTTAATCCCTGTTTATTTGGATAAATTCCTAATCCTACACCTGCAGCTGCAGCTAATGTAGATAAAGGTGTATAAATACCTTGATTTAAAGCTAAATTGTTTTTAATAAATCTACCTAGAGCGGTTTGGGGTGATGCTTCTTCATTTCCTCCACCACCAGTATTTGCTGCTTCAGAATAATTAATGTATCCTGTAGTTGTATCTACGTTAGATAACGATAATACATTTTGTTTTGCTATGAATAAAGGTCCTCTAATTGAACTTCCACCAAAGTCAAAAAACATCTTTGTCAATCTAGATACATCATCTATTGCATGTCCAGGAAAGAGAGTTCCACCCCTAAGTAAAAAATCTGGTCCTCCTGTTCTAGAAATATCTTCTAAATCATTTGGTGGATTTTTAGTTACATAAGGTTGTCCACTCCATCCTCCGCCTACAGTATCTTTTCCATACCTTAATGACGTTAGATCTGTTTGTAGATCAACTAAGCCCATTTATTATGATGGTTGGTTGTTCATATACTTATCTCCTTCAGTAATTTCCCCTGCTAATTGAGTAGGTTGTGGTTCTCCTTTTACATAAGGTTTACCATCTAAAGAATAGTCAAAGTGTAATTTAGACAATTGTTGGTCTAGTGGTGTGGGAGAACTTCCATTAAGTCCTGTTAATGTTGANTCTCCACTTTCAAGTTTTTTTAATATACTCATGATTATTGGTTTTTATTATAAATATTATACTATTGTATTTGTATTACTCCTGGATTTGCTATTACAGGTCTTGCTCTTTGATCTCGAACTAATGATTCTAATAATCCTTCCATTCTACTATTGTCTGCTGGGGCTGGCATTTGTATCTCACCCGCACCTGTTGACATAACATCATCACCTTTTGGAAATAAATTAGTTCCTGCTATAACTGTATCTTTATTATTTAATGCTATTGCACCTTCTGGGCCCATTAAAGTACGTCTACCATAACCTCCACCACTTTCACCTGGTGACATTACATCATCTCCCATTAGTGCTTTACCTGCAGTATATAAACCTGCAAGGGCAGCAACTGCTAAAAGTGGACCAACAATTGGTATTCCAGCTACAGCTCTTGCTCCTGTTAGTGCCATTTTACCTAAATCCATAAAGAAGTTTTTTCTACTCAATACAAGTGATTTAGCTTCCATGGCTGCTTTTATTTTTTGATATCCAATATATATTAATTGAATACCAGTTAATGCTAGAAATAATTCTTTCATTTGTACCATCGCCCCAACAATAGCACTAAATCCTTGAAATATTGGATCTAAAAATTTAACAGTATCAGCTAATAATCCTTTTAATTGTTCAACTGCTGCATTAAAAGATTGTTGAGCGTCTTGTTGTTCTAATCTAGTTGCTAATTCATCTTTTCCTAAAGCTCTTAATTCTTTTGCAGTTTTACCTTGTATTTCTTGTTGAAATAAAATATCAGCCATTTGGTCAGAAGTCATACCCATAGCTTCAGATAAAGCTTGTTGTTGTATAACATTCATATTCTGGAATTCTTCTAGGCTTCCTGCTTCTTTTTGTAATTCCTGTGCTAATGTTACTTGATCACCTGCTAATGCCGCTGCTCTTGCTTTTTCTAAATTAATATCTCTACCAATTAATAATTCAGCTTCTAGTTCTTTAGTTATTGAACTTTCAAAGTCTAATAAATTATTACCTGCAGCCGCAACATCTTCTAATGAAGAACCAAATAATTTAGCTTGAGTTACTGCTTTAGCAATTTCTTCTATATTGCCCCCTAAATTAGCTCTTACAGTACCCGTTACCTTACTAGTTTCTTCTAAAATTCCTTTTAAGTTAAATTGAACTCCTGTTTGTCTTTGAAGTTCATAACTAGTAGCTAATGCATTTTTATATTGTTCATCAAAAGTTCCACCTGTTAATTCAGAAGCTGCTGCTAAACTACCTGCTGCTTCTGCTGATAAACCTACTGTTTTTTCTAATTTAGTAGCTACTGCTAAAGTTTCCATTGAAAACTTAGCTATAAAACCAAATTGTTCACTTAATGATGTAAAAGTATGTACAAGGTTTGCACTAGTAGTATTTATATCATCAGATGTAGCCGCTATTACTGAAAATTCACCTGCTAAAGATTTAGCTTCTGAGGAGGACATAACCATACTTCGTTCAAACTCAGTAATTTTTTTATTATTTGCTAACATTGCAGCAAATATAGCAGTAAAGGCTGCTAATGCCATGTTAGCTGGGTTTTTAATCCCATCTATCATTTGTTTACCTGCTTCTTTAAGACCAGCACCTAAACCTTCAACTCCGGATCCGGTTTCTTTTACTTTGTCCATAGCAGCACCCATTATTTTTTCGGTGTCTACTAAGTCCCCTACTAAAGGTAGTTTACCTATACCTTTTAAAAGACCACCAAAAGCACCTAATTTCTTTTCATTCTCTATTAGGGTATCTTTCTCTTTTTGTCTTGCTATATTTTGACGTTCTAATTCATCTACATTTTGTTTAGTAAATACAGCCTGTTGGGCCATTGGGCCTAAAGAGTCTGTTATTTTATTAAGAGCTGATTCAGCTTCAGCTGCTTTTTTTTCAGCAAGATCAAGAGCTTTTTTATCTAATTTTCCTGATTTTTCTGAATCTCTTAGTAATTTATCTTGTATGCCCCTTTGCTCAGCTATAGTTGCTGAATGTTCATTAGCTAAATCTAAGTTTTTCTTCTCTATTCCTACAATTCCAGATGCTAAGGCTTTAGCAGCATTCTTTCCTCTTTCAATTGCATCAGTATTTTTTATTAACTGCTTATCTATAGCATCAATAGATTGAAGACCTCTTCTTTGATTTAATATTTCGCTGGCAATTTGTTTGTTAACTTTAAGGAGGTTTTGATCAAAAGTTCCTCTCTTAGTACTTATACCTTGAATTTCTTTTATGGAGTCAACTAAAGAAGTAGCAAGACCAACAGAATCACCATCTAGTTCTTTCTGTTTTTCTTTTATTAATATTCTTTCTTTTTCTATAGCAGCTATTTCTTTAGCTCTATTTAATTCCTGTTCAGTCGCCATTAATGGATTTTGTTATAAATATTGAAGAAAAATTCTATTTATAACCGGTTTTACCTTTAAAACTTTTACTATCTTGTAAGAATGCAGGGGCATTAACTTTACCATCAGAACCAATTACATTAGATTGTCCTTCTCCGGATTGTGATTTAGAATAAGCATCCTGTTCATCTTTATAAAATTTATCTATTTCTGAAAATGTAAATTTCCTTAACCATATAGGCATACTATAAATAGTATAATAATCATAAGCTCCTTTACTATGAAAAATTAAAGAATGTAACTGTCTGAATAGATTTATTCTTATTTGGGGTGCATTTTTAGACGTCAGGCCAAAAAAACCTAAGCCCAATAGGCACGCGGACCTCCGAACCGCTTTCTAATGTTACATTAAGATCAACATCAGGTTGTATATGTTTAACATAATCTCTAAGGGATTTAGAATCTCTTGCTAATAAATAATTGTCTACAAATTCTCTAACAGATTTTTTGGTAGAATCATTATTTACTGATAATATCATGTGTTTTAATCTTGTTGATAATTCTGGGGATGCATCTTTGTTAAGTCTTTTTAAACCTTTAATTTCGTTTTCAACTCCTTTTTCATCTTTAGCGGTTAATATTTTAAATGTAATGGGAGTTTTACTATGAGGGAGTAAAAATTCAAATTCATTTACCCCTTGAGTTATTAATTCAGTATCAAAATCTTTATTGTCTAATTGACTTAAATCAATATTTTCAATTTCACCTTTTATTTCTACTTCATAATCTTTACCATATCCTAAAATACGAGTAGCAATTAATAGTGCATTTTTATCTCCTACAATTAAATCATCTATATCTACTTTAGAAATAACAACGGATTCTAGCAGTTTATCTAATACTGTTCCTTTTGTAATGTATGATTGGTTAGTTAAGATATCTTCTTCTCTAGCAGTCATATATTTTACTTCTACTTTACCACTTGATAATGGGTTTTCTTTAGGATAAATAAATCCTTTAGAGGGTAGCTCTATTACTTCGGTTGGGAATTTAAATTCACTCATAATCTTTATTTTAATTTATAACTTTGTTCGTGTATACATATGTAATATAAAAAAAAGCCTGGCGTGAGCCAAGCTATTTTTAAAAATATGTTAATTTTTATTAGAAATTTAAAACACAATAATCTGGTTGTACAGTTAATTGTATTTCTTGTGCAGCATTTTCAGTATCCCAATTGAAATCTCCAAAGTTAGCTTCAGTAATTAAAGCTCCTTTAATAATCCATTCAGATACGATATCACCTACAGGTCCTAATACGTTCATAGTTAAATCTTTTTTATAGAAATCACTATATCCATCTCTACCTGTTACTGATTCATGATGTAATCTGACCCACTCCATACATGCTTGAGCACCACTTGGAGTAATTGGATCAAATAATGTCATCTGAATTGTACCCCATTTTGATTTACCTTTTACATATCTTTCAACATTTATATGATTTAAAGGTACTGTTCCTTGAGTTAGTGTTACAGCTCCAATTCCCTTAATTTGATAAGAAGGAATTCCATCTACATACATTATGAATCTATTCTTTTGTTTAGGTTCAAAAGCTGTGAAAAATATTTCGTTTGGGTCTAATACTGCCATTTTATTATTTTATTTATTTTATTATAAATATTCTGTTTTTTAGTTTTTATGCAGGGAAATCAACTCCTGTTGGTAATACATTGAAATCTAGGATTATGAATTCTGCTGTTTTAGTTGGTTGTAAATATATTGCTCCAACTAATTCGTTTCTATCAATAACATCTGGTGTATTGTTAGTTTCGTTCATTACAACTTTAAACGCGTATAAACCTTGTCTTTGTTGTACTGATTCTAAGTATGGGTTAACTTGTGTCAAGAAGTTATTTCTTGTACTAATTGTATTTTGCTCAAACACTAAGTTATCTGATACTTGTACTATAAATGATTTAACTGCTATTAGCAATCTTCTTACATTTACTCTATCTAATGCACTTGCTCTACGTTGTAATGTTTTTTGTCCAAATACTACAACTCCACTTGCTGGGAATGTTGCTATTGGATTTATATTTCCACTGTATAAAGTGTCTCTTTGTCCTGATGTTAATCTTTGTTCTGCTCTAATAACATTTCCTAAAGCACCTCTAACTAAACCTGCTGGTGCGAACCATGGCTCAGATGATGCGTCTGTAAATGAATATACGCCGGGAATAAATGCTGAAGCTGGGGACCAAGTGGTCATGCCGCTAGTTGGGTCAATTGCTTGTAACCACGGCCAATACGCAGCTGCATAACTTGAATCAAATGCTGTAGCACTTGCTACTGTTTGTGATACTGTTTTACCATATGCTGATGGATCAACTACTGTGATACAATCTTGTCTATTTTCAGCTAATGCTACTAATGAATTAACTTGAACTAATGAATTTGTAAATGATGAATCTCCAATTAATCCTGGTGCAACTACAACATTAAAATTATAATCATCTTTATTATTAAGTAATGATATTGATGCTGAATAATCTGTTGCCGTTAATCCCTGTATATTCGTGTCAATTATTGCGCTATTAAATTTAGCTGGCGACATTGACGCTTGAATATTTTCTCCAGTTGCTCCTGTAAATGATCCTGAAGATGCTACTGGTATGAATTTTGAATATAAAGTTCCTGCTGATCCGCTACTAACTCCTCCTGCATTGTTAAAGAAATTTGGAGTTGGTGTTAGTACTGATTTTATACTAATATATCTACTTCTATTTAAATAATCTCCTGTTGCCTTAACATAATAATCAGCTCCATCCTGTGCAATTTCATGAGTAGTATTACCTATTACTCTTTCTATATAATTTGGTTGGAATGGGTCTAATGATAAATCATTCCATGTTTCTAAAATTGATGGGGAATTTGAAGTATCATTACCTTGTCTTACTATTAAAGAAAAAGTACCTGATCCTGTATTAACACCAGCAATTTGCCATCTAACATTATCTGCTGAACCTAATGCTAATGTACCACTTGCAGCGTCTGATGCTGCATAATTGTTCATTATAGTTCCTTCAGAAATTGTTTGAATTACAATAGATTCTGATGTTTCAAGATTCATGATACCGCTATTTCCAGATCCTGCAGTACTACCTGAAGTAAATGCTGGAGCGAAATCACCATGAGTAACTCTTGTTACTAATAATGAAGTTCCACCTTGTCTAAAGTAATTGTTAGCAGCTGTAGAAGTTAAGTAAGAATACTGTAGAGATGCACTTTCAACTGTTTGACCAAATATTGCTTGGTATTCACTGAATGAAGTAACTAATGTAGGTTTTTCTACAGGTCCTTTTACTGCTGGTCCTATAATCGCTGCTCCGAAATTTAATGGGTTTTGTTGGATAAATGA